TGGCGACGAGATCAAAATGGAGCTCCATAAGATCTTGAATGGGGAGTACTATGCTCCTCAGGTCTCCATTTGGCACTACAAGCTGGACACTCTTGAAGAGGTCGGCCAGCCTGAGATGTGGCCGAAAGCCAATCCGAACCTCGGGTTCACGGTCTCGTACGAGACCTATCATCTGGATGTTGAACGGGCTGAGAATGCCCCCGCCGCTAGAAACGATATTCTGGCTAAGCGATTCGGCATCCCGATGGAAGGCTACACGTGGTTCTTCTCGTATGACGAAACTCTCGTACACACTCGTCAGCGAGTTAAGGGTATGGTTTGTTCCCTCGGAGCGGACCTTTCGCAGGGTGACGACTTCTGTGCGTTCACTTTGATGTTTCCCTTGCGTGATGGGTCCTTCGCTATCAAGACGCGAAGCTATATTACGTCGTTGACTTTGAATCGTCTTCCTGGCGCTCTTCGTCAGAAGTATGAGTCTTTCCGTCGCGAAGGTAGTCTCCAGATTCTAGAGGGCACAGTCCTTGAGATGATGGACGTTTATGACGACATTGACGAATGGATTGAACTTAATGAGTACGACGTCCGAGCCTTCGGTTTCGACCCGTACAACGCTAAGGAATTCGTCGAACGATGGGAGCAGGAGAACGGTCCTTACGCCATCGAGAAGGTTATTCAGGGCGCAAAGACCGAATCGGTTCCTCTTGGTGAGCTCAAGAAGCTTTCGGAAGAGCGGATGCTTCGGTTCGACGAGGAACTCATGTCGTATACGATGGGTAACGCCATCACCATCCAGGACACAAACGGCAACCGTAAGCTTTTGAAACGGCGCCAAGACGAGAAGATCGACAACGTGTCTGCGATGATGGACGCCTATGTCGCCTACAAGAGAAACAAGGAGGCTTTTGAGTGAGTGAAAAGATATTTCCTGAGAAGCCCGATCTGGACTCTCTAAAGCACTACGGCGTCAAAGGCATGAAGTGGGGCGTCATCAACGAAGATCGTGGTGGCGACCGAAAGGCCAAGAAAGAAGTAAAGAAAGAGAATCGCGAGAAGAAGGCTTCGGAGTTCGATGCCAAAGCCGACGTGGCGGATATTCGAGTAAACGATCTGAAGACTGAGCTGAAAGATCTTCCTCCCGGAGCTAGAACCGCAGTGGAGCGATACCGAAAGAACCGCGAGATCTCGGACGCCGAAGAGATTCGTGACCAATTTCGAGCAGACGCTGAATCCATTCGTAAAAGCGGTCTTACCGAAGGTCAGAAGAAGGCGCTTATTGGTGCCGCGATCGTTGGTGGATTGGTTGCTTACGGTGTCGTATCGGCCAATGTGCAGAGCGGCGAGTTCAATCGGCTTTCGATGAAGGGTAAAGCTTTCTTTTCGGGTCAAGAGTTTAAGTTCAACCGAAAGCCCGAGTGGTCTCGTAGCGATATGACGTCGGATGAAATCTTTAGTTCTATCATTCCGGGCATCAACCCGGATTATGGCGATATTGGAACTAAGATGAACTGTCGTCGTTGCACCTTTACGTATGAGATGCGTCGTCGAGGCTATAACGTGACTGCGACAAAAACGACTAACGCGTATGGTCAAACTGCGTTTGGTTTGGTAAACGCGATTACCCCAAACGATAAGGAATTCAAAACCTCAAAGTTCGGGTCCCTTGTGGAAGCAGTAAAGGTAGTTAAGCAGGTCCAAGCTAATCCGGACGACCATACTAAAGCAAGACTACTTAACGATATGGCGGAGAACTTCTCTGCCGGCGCTCGAAAGACAATCGATATGGACGCCATCAACAGCTCTGGCGACGGAGCCTTTGGCGGAATTCTAAAGCGACTGTCTTCGGAACCCGATGGTTCTCGTGGTGAGCTCGGGGTCGTTTGGCAATTCGGTGGCGGACACAGCATGATTTATGAGGTGTTTAACGGTAAAGCTGTAATCTTCGATGGTCAAACCGGAAAGAAATACGAAAAAGCATCCGATTTCGAAGATCTCCAGGGTGTTACCAACGCCGGCTTTACTCGTTTGGACAATGTCCCCCTTAACGAGACATATCTCATGAGGTGGTTGAAGAATGCTTAGTGAAACTGACGCCATCAAAGTCGTCAAGGCCCAATTCCCAGAAAACGCGGAAATTACAAAACCAATCCTTTATGGCGATCTCTATGTCTTCAGAGTTTATTCTGAAGTTAGCGATAGTAGAGTGTTGGATCCTTTCTTTTCCGTCAGCCGCGAAACTGGGGAGTTTCGAGACTTCTCTGTTATCACGGACGTGAAGGATAAAACATTCGCTGAGCTAGCCGTTAAGAGCGGTTGGTAAAAGAAGCCATAAGGAGGTTTTTAATGACTAACGAACTGACTCACTACGGAGTCAAGGGCATGAAGTGGGGTGTCCGGGACGGCAAGAGCAAGACCGGCGTAAGTCGATTCGCGTCAGCCAAGGTTGATCAGAACGAGCGAACCGCCGACATGCTCAAGAAGGCTCGATCCGGAGAAAAGCATCGCGTTGCTGTAGCTATCGGCAAGAAGCTGATCGGCAAGGAGCAGTGGGAGAAGAACTTCCAGACCTCTATGAAGGAGCTAAACGCTCAGAACGAGCGACTCCTCAGCGGTAAGGCCACGATCGGGGACAAGCTCAACACGGCCATGAACGTTACGCCGCTCGAGCTTCTGATTTCCGTCCGACCCAAGGGCTGATCATCGATTCAAGACGAGAAAGGAGGTGACTAATGGGCGTTATGTCTAGCCTCAAGCATGCTTGGAATGCTTTTACCGAGCAAGAGCGTGATCCCTTCCAGAACACTCCGTCGACTTTCGGCGGAACCATGTTTATGCGACCGGATCGACCTCGTATTCGAGTTGCGAACGAGCGATCGCTTATTTCGTCCATCTACACTCGAATGTCTGTTGACGCCGCCGGCATCGACATGAAGCACGTTCAGATGGACGAAGAGGGTCGTTATATTTCGGATGTTGTAAGTGGCTTGAATGAGTGTCTCACGATTGAGGCGAACATCGACCAGTCTGCTCGTCAACTCCGACTCGACGCTATTCACACGATGCTTGATTCTGGCGTTGCAGCTATCGTTCCGATTGAAACTACCATCAATCCGATCGATTCTGGTAGCTGGGATGTCAAGAACATGCGTGTCGGCGAAGTGGTTGCATGGTATCCGCAGCACGTCACGGTCAATGTGTACAACGAGCTTCGCGGCGAGCGGGAAGACATTACTCTCCCGAAGACCATGGTCGCCATCGCAACGAACCCGTTCTACGAGATCATGAACAAGCCGAACTCGACTCTTCAGCGACTGATCCATAAGTTGAACCTCCTGGACGTCGTTGACGAAGCTACTTCTTCCGGCAAGCTCGACATGCTTATTCAGCTGCCATATGTGGTCAAGTCTGAAATGCGTAGAAAGCAGGCCGAAGAGAAGATCAAGTCCATCGAGATGCAGCTGAATACCGGAAAGAACGGTATCGCATACATCGATGGCACGGAGAAGGTCATTCCGCTGAACCGGTCGCTCGAGAACAAGCTTCTCACCCAGATCGAGTTCCTTTGGGAGCTTCTCTATTCTCAGCTTGGTTTGACCAAGGAGATCATGAACGGTTCTGCTTCGGAAGACGTTATGCAGAACTACTACTCGAGGACGATTGAGCCGCTCCTTGACGCTGTCAAGGAGGCTATGGTTCGTACCTTCCTCACAAAGACTGCTCGCACTCAGGGTAAGTCAATCATGTACTTCCGCAACCCTTTCAAGCTCATTCCGATCTCGAAGCTTGCTGACATTTCGGATGTGTTCGCTAGGAACGAAATTGCGACAAGCAACGAAATTCGTGGCGGCATCGGCATGAAGCCGTCTAAGGAAACGAAGGCGGACAAGCTGCAGAACAGCAACATGCCAGATTACGAGCTGAAGTATGGGAAGGGTCAAGCCCCACCTCAAATGACGGCCGAACAAGTTCAGGGGGAGGTAGTTCCACCTGGTCCCATGGCCCGACGAGCGCTACCAGTCGGGTCTAAAGCAAAAGAGAGCACGGCATGATGCTCGTGCGCCAATCAAAGGAAGGAGACAGTCAAAATGGCAGAAGCTGCTGATTTCAGCGGGTAC